TATATCCTTGCTACGAAAATCAGTTTCAGATCGACACTGCAGCATCAGGGGCAACCGCTGCAATGAAAGATATTGCGGACTGTGAAACATTCGAAGTATCCTTTGATAACGGTGTGGAGGAATGGACTCCATTTGATACAGAAGGATGGACACGCAGATTAATGACTGCAAAATCCGTTACGATCTCAGTTACAGCAAAACGAAATGTAGGAGATGCCGGAAATGATGCGGTTGCAGGATTGGCATGGAAAAATGGAAGGAATGTAGAAAAAGATTTTCAATGGACGTTCCCGGACAAAACAGTTGTCAAGTTTGCAAGTGCAGTTATCAATGTGACAAATGTAGGAGCAGGAGATTCTACAGCAGTTGCACCTCTGGAATTTGAAGTACAGAGCAATGGTAAACCAACAGTAACACCAGGAGTTTAGGAGAGGGAAACCTCTCCTTTTTTGAAAGGGA